GGGCTGGCGCGGTCCCGGGGGGGTCCGTCGGTATACACGACCTTCACTGCTCACCCCTCCGCGCACGAGCGCGGTTGTGGTCACGGTACTCCACACGAGCATCCTCGAAGGCTTCCCTCGCGTAGTAGGGGTAGCGTTCCATGTACTTTCGGATCGCCGTGATCGTCGCCGTGCGCGGGAAGCTGGGGTCGCGCCGTGCATCGCAGCAGAAGTCGGCCACGATGTCGTCTCGGTCGTTGTTGTCGGCGCGCTTCGCCTGACGGAAGATCCATCGAACGAACGGGGTCATGCTGTCTCCTTCGGCGGCTTCATCGCTCGCCACACATGTTGACGTGTTTTTCGGTCGTAGGACAGATCGTGGGACACATCGACCCCCTCTACGATGCGCCTGCCAGCGGCGTTGGGACAGTAGGACAGAACTTTGCGGGTATTATCTCAGCCTATATACGTGAGGACTTATCCATAGGGTGTTCCGTATACTGGAATGATGTTGGAAAAGAACTGTCCTTCTGTCCCAATGCAGTCAGTAGGCTCATCGTAGAGGGGTAGGAAGTGTCCCAAGAACTGTCCTCAGTAGTAGGTCGTCCTCGGCACCTCACGGATCCGGGTCTCCTCCTCGCGGAGTGAAAGTCCCTCCCAGCGGCGTCCGTTGACGCGGCTCTTGGCCTGGGCGAACCCGCGCTCCTGAAGCGTCCGCGTGAGCCACCGATGGGCACGGGGCTTCTCGCCGTTGGCCTGCTGCCATGCACTGAACGCGGCGTAGAGGTGTTCGTTCTTCACCGTTCCCGTGCGGTAGCACTTCTCGGAGATGAACTCCGCGAGGATGTCCATGTCCTCGCGGTAGTCCTGCGTTGCGTTGACGACGGCCTCCGGCGCGGCGAGCCCGTCCCGCTGCCACGCGAGGCATCCTTCGACAGCCCACGCGAGGATGCCATCCCGCTCCGCGAGGAGCTTTGTGGGCAGCTCGCGATCCTTCTCCTCGTCGGGGATCGTCTCGGTGAACGGCACGAGCCGGATGCGGCGCCAAATGCCGTGATCCGTTCCTCGAATGACGGGTCGATGGTTCGTGGCGAGCAACACCTTGAACCGAGGCCGGAAGGTGAAGAACTCGCCGCGCATGAACCGCGCAGTGATGGCGGCGTCTCCGGTCATCTCCTTGACCAGCGACTCGTCCAGCTGCTCGCCCTGCTCAGGCTCGGACGCCGTGACGACACGGGCGCCTCGGAGGGCCGCGATGTCGTTGGGGATCCCGCCGCCGCGCTGATCCCGCATGAACGTCTCGGCGCGGGCGTGCATCACGTAGTCTCCGAGGATGGCGCGGATCGTGTCGAGGAAGGTGGACTTCCCGTTGCTGCCGTTCCCGTACAGTATGAAGATGGCCTGTTCACGGGTGCTGCCGGTCAGGCAGTAGCCGACGACGCGCTGGAGGAACGCGACCATCTCAGGATCGCCGCCCATGATGCGGGTGAGGAACGCGATCCACGTCGGGCACGCCCCTTCCGGCGCTGCGCCCGTCACCTTCGTACAGAGCGCCTCGCGGTCATGCTCCATCGTGCTGCCTGAGCGCAGATCAACCATCCCGCTCGGCGTGTTGATGATCCAGTCGTCGGCGTCGAGGCGCTCCTGATCGACAGCGAGGCGCTGGCGCGCGACTACCTGGCACGCACGGAGATGTCCCTGCATCTCGCTCTGTCGCGCCCACATTGCCCACGTCCGATGCTCCTGCCGCAGATCGTTGATCCGGCGGGCCTCGGCGGGCTGCGGAGGATCGCTCGCGGAGGCTTGCGCCTGGCGCAGCTGCACCTCGACGGCCTCGGCATGGCGCACGACCTCGTCAGCGACCGCGAGGGCAAACCGATCCACCTCCTGCATCGTGTCCGGCGCCCAGCGCATTCCATCCCATACGAGCCATCCGTCACCCTGGACGCCCGAGGACCAGCGCACGTCCATGCCGTACCGATCCGCGAGGCGCTGGGCGTTCCCCGCGTCCGTGGGACGGTAGACGCCACCATCCGGCGCCGGCGCAGTACCTGGCATGGGGCGCGGTGCAGGAACGCGCGGCTGGAGTCCTCCCTTCGACAGTCCATCGCGCACCGTGCGCTGCACCTCCGCGAGTCCCTTCCCAATGGCGAGGCCAGCCTCCACGAGGACGCGCTCGGCCTCGCTGGCGTCGATCGTGCCACCTGCCACGAGCTCCCCGATGCCCGCAGCCTCGCGGTAGATCGCGTCGTGGCGGCTGCCGTCGCCCACGTTGCGGATACGCGCAGCGGCGTGCTTCAGCGCCGCAGCACCATACGCCTCCATCGCAGCACCCTCCACGGGCGCCACCGCGCGCGTCTCGACAGGCCGGCTCGGCGCCGGCGCTGCGACCTTCTTCGGCGGGTCCAGCAGGTCAAGCAGCCACTCGGGCGCGTCGTAGATCGTGCGCCGATCCATCTGCCAGCGGTAGGTCTCTCCCGTATCAGGATGGATGCTGGGCGGCAGAACGACGTAGCCGCCCTCCGCGCGGCAATCGAGGCCCGTCTTCTCGCCGTCGAGGTGGATGCGGGCACGGTTCCGCAGGTTCCGATCCTTCGGGAAGCTGAAGTAGAGATGCCACCCAGCACCTCCCGTGTTCACGCGCATCGTCGGCGGCAGCTCGCCGTGCATCGCCTCAAGGCGCTCCAGCGCCTCCGGTCCCGTGAGACCGCCGCCCTTCGGCGGATCGGCATCCACGTCCAGCACGAACACCCCGCTCTCGGGGCCGCATGCGAGCCCGATGTTGTAGTCACGATCGCCCCACGCCTCGCGGATCGCGTCCACGTCGGCGCTGGCGTCATGGAACCCGTGCGCGGTCGCCGGCACCTTCGATCGCACCTGAAGTGGGAAGACCTTCCACTGCTTCCGCTCGGCGTAGCGCATGGCATGCAGGCGCATCATTCCGCACCTCCAAGCACCACACGACGTGCCGCCTCGATGGCCTCGACGGGCGCAGCAATGCGCTGCTCGAGAAGCCGCAGCCCTTCGATCAGCGCCGCGCGCACGACATCACTGCGCGTCGTGGCGCTCTGCAACGCCAGCCGATCAGCGCGCTCCACTTCCGATCCTTCTACCCGGACTGTCAGATGACGCTCCATCATCCCTCCTGTGTGTCACGCGTAACACAGGAGGGAATGGGTGCAAGGGATTACTCGTGAACCGTAGCGAGGTCCGCCTTCCGCCGCAGCCCGATCTCAATGGCGTGCAGCTCGATGGCAAGCCACGCCGCGCCGGCGAGCGAAGTGTCATGCACAAGCGCCAGCGCGTTGAGCGCCTTCCACGTCTCGACGGGCAGGATCAGACTCCGACGCTCAGTCGGAGTGTCAAACAGGGGAGGGCGACCCGCCCCTGTCCGAGCGCCTCCCCGGCTCATGCGGACACGCGAACGTCAGCATCCGGGCTCTCGCTCTCGCCGGCGTCGAACGCTGCGCGGTTTGCCTCCCGGTTCGTTCCGGTGGGAACCTCGGCGCCGTCGTAGGCGAACGCCGCGCAACGGGCGCAGTAGTGGTAGTCGGGGCCAGCGAGGATGGTGCCGCCACAGTCGTGCATGGTCATTGTCCTTCTCCTTCTTTGCAGCAGCTTCGACGCCGCGTCGTGTGCATAGTTGGGACCGAAAGCCGGACAGGGGGCTGGCCCCCTGCCCGACTGCAATGCTGGTTCAGTCCAGCGCCGCGACCCGGAGCATGACATCGCTGCGCGCCATGTCGGACGGGAACACGCGGAACGCATCGACACAGCGGTACGCCCCACCCGTGTAGGTCAGTCCTTCGCGCACGACGAAAGCGCCCTGCGCGCCGGCATCGCGGCGGGTAGCGTAGATCGCGGCGCCCTTCGTCCAGTTGTTCAGGGTGTCGCGAAACCAGATGCTGAAGTTCTTGGCGTCCATCTTGTTGCTCCTTCTTTTGTCGTCGGCTCCATCGCCGCCCGACACATGTAGATTACCGCGCACCTTTCTATGGTGCAAGGAGAAGGGCAAAGAAAGTTTACGAGGCCCGCTGCTCCCCTCCATACAGCGCGAGGCACGCAGCATCCGCGAGCCCATCGTGGGCCTTCCTGCGCCGGCCTGGTGTAAGGTCCAGCCCGGGCAACTGCGCCGCTCGAGCGATCGACCGTGCTTTTCCCTCGCCGGGGATGTCGCGCAGGATCGTGCGCTGCCAGGACTGCGGCGTAGGCTCGATGACGTGCGGCACACGCCCCGCGAGGATCCCGCGCCAGAGGCCGACGCCGTACCCCATCCGGAACATCGACGCGACTCCCTGCCCGGGTCGAGACGCCACGCGCTCCAGCACGGCCACCGTGACCCCGTGGTCACCGCACCACTGGCCTACCAGCCCGTCCATCTGCTCGGGCACGTACCCGTCAGGGCAGAGGTCACGCGTACAGCACTGCTCCATGACGCGCCCGTGCGCGATCACTACGAGCGCCCCGTCGAGGCCGGGGTCGATGCCGAGGACGCTCGTCATGGCTCCTCCTCGTGATCGCCCGCGAGGATACCAGCCGCGAGCGACAGCTGTCCGCGTGCCCTGAGGTACTCGATGACGCGCCGACGCTCCTCGGAGCGCGCGAGGTGTACCTGCGTACACCACCACTCCTGTGTCCGATCGTCGGCGTACCGATCGCGCATGCGCTTGCGCCACTTGTCGATCTGGACTCGGATCGCGTCCCACCGCTGATCGAGGAGTAGCAGATCGCTATCGCTGTCCATGTACCGCCTCCCAAACTGCGTCGGGCGTCGGGATGCCGCAAGACTCATAGAGCTCGAGACACTCGGGCGCCGTCAGGCCGAGGACCGCGCACAGCACCGCCGCACCCTCGGGATCGGGCGACCGCTCGCCTGAGTAGTAGTAGTGGACGCGCGCCCGGGACTCTCGACCCGTATGGTCGTTGAAGCCGCGCACGACAGCGCGTCTGCTGACGTTGTGGGCCGCCGCGAGGCGGAGGATGGTGTCTCTCGGCTCCATCAGCGATCTACCTCATAGGTGCCGGTCTCATGCGCCACTCGGGCGTAGACGATCCGATACTCAGTCGGCGTCTCCCAGCAGCGCATGACGAGCCAGCCAGCGGTCATCAGCCAGTCAGTGTCGGCCTCCTCGTGCAGACGCACGGCCAGCATCGAGACGCCGAGCGGCACGCCAGAGGCCGCATCTCCGCTCGGGCGCCCGTGAGTGCCTCGCTTTACGTCGCTCATCTGTCCTCCATGCCCTACCTGTACCTCGGACAGAAAAAGAAGTCAACGCACGTTGACGATCTACCTTCGAACCGTATACAGGTAGTGCATGACACCGTGGCACCCCATCCTCGACATCGCCCTCGACGCGTCGGCCCTCCTGCGCGCCACCGGCTCCATCGTCCACCCGGGCCGGCTCGTGCTGTTTGGCGCGGCGCCCTTTCCGGAGGGCGCCAGCGTCTCCCCGCATGCGGTCAGCTGGTACGATCGCGGCGTCCATGTCCGCATGGTCACGACGCCGACAGAGGAGGACATCACGCCCGAGCAGCTCGACGCCCTGATCGACCTCGCCCTGCGAATGGACCGCGAGGCTCGCGGAGACTGGACGCTGCGCGCCTCCCGCACGCTGCACACCGTCGAGATCGGCGCCCACCATGACCTCGGGCGCCATCTCGCGCAGGTAGCCCCACGCGATGCGGTCTACGGGCGCACCGCAGTCACCTACTGGGCCGCATGGCCTATCCACGACGGCGTCGAGGTCTGCGCCTTCGTCACGGACCCGAACATCCTCTCGTCTCTGTAGGAGCATCTATGATCCGCGATCTGATCGGTACTCTCATCCTCGGCGCGGCCTTCGCCGTCGCCATCCTCGGCTGGCTTGAACCTGAGCCGGCCCTCCACTCCATCCCTTCCGCATCTCAGGAGTAAGCATGTCCGTCTTCGCTTCCACGACTCTCGGAGAGCTTGCTAAGGCGCTCTCCGCCGCTCAGGCCGAACTCACCCCGGCTAAGAAGGACGCCACGAACCCGCACTTCCGCAGTCGGTACGCTGATTTGGCGTCCTGCTGGGATGCCGTGCGCATCCCGCTGGCGAAGCATGGCCTCGCGATCTCGCAGCACGCTGGCCTCGATGGCGATGTCGTCACGCTGACGACGCTCCTCATTCACTCGTCCGGCGAGTACATCCAAAGCACTGCTGGCGTGCGCCTGGCGAAGCACGACGCCCCCAGCGTCGGCTCTGCGCTGACCTACCTCCGCAGGTACTCCCTGAGCTCTGTCGTGGGCCTCTCCACCGAGGACGACGATGGAGCCGCCGCGATGTCCTCGGCGCACGTCCCGGCGTATCAGGAGCCCAAGCCCTCCCCGGCGCTCGAGCGCGCGGTCGCACAGGTTGAGAAGACCTTTCCGGGCAGCACGACGAACTACGTGCAGACGGCCAGCGGTCAGGACGGCGATCCTCCCTGCCCGAAGTGCGGCAATAAGATGTGGGACAACCGTGGCACGCCCGAGAAGCCGAAGACGAACCCCAAGGCTCCCGACTTCAAGTGCCGCGACAAGTCCTGCGATGGCGTGATCTGGCCTCCGCGCGGGCCTCGCAAGCAGGAGAAGATGCCCGTGCATGTGCCTGACGTGCAGGTTCACCCCGACGAAGAGATCCCGTACTGAGGAGGCATTGTATGGAGCGAGAATACACCACACAAAACAGTCACCTCATGTCGCTCGGCAAGAAGCGCGGCGTCGGCGAGTTGCGTGAGCGTCGGTGGTACTACACTGCCGAGGAACTCGCTGAGTTGCAGGCAGAGCTTGACGCAACGCGTGTCAATCGGTCAGAGGCGCAGAAGCAAACACGCCGAGCTTCGCTTGAAGCCTACCGGAAGCGCGCGCAAGAAGCGGCACATCTCGCCATAGAGCGCGAAGTCGTGAAGCGCAAGCAGGAAGAAGAGGACGAACAGGCCCATAGGGATGGGTTGGCGCGCATGTATGACCATGACTACATCGAAGACAAGAGCGTGTTTGCCGCAGTGTCGTTCGCGCGGAAGATGATCCGTACAGGCACCAGCCCCGGACTCGCGAACTATAGAGCTGCTCGCTACTACGACGTAGATGTATCGACGGTCGCTCGCTACGTCGGGCAAGTCGCGTCTAAGAAGCGACACAAGGCGGCGCCATGACCGGCCCCGAACTCCTCCAGCATGCCGGCGCACTGGTCGCCATGCTTGACGCCCCTGAGGGCGCGGACGTGGACGCGATGTCCGAGGCGCTCGCTGAGTGGCTCGGTCAGTCGGACGACAAGCTGACGGCCTATTGGGCCGTCGTGAAGCGCCTCGACGCGGAGGCGCAGACGTTGCGCGACCTCGAGCAGACGCTGGCTCGACGCCGACGCTACCTCGACGGTCAGGCCGAGCGCGTGAAGACGCTGGCGTCCGAGTTGCTCTGCGCGCGTGAGGCGCTGGGCGAAGAGGCGAAGGTGAAGGGACCGCTGTTCACTGCGTGGCTGGCCACGTCCAAGAGCATCGAGGTGTCCGTCGAGGCGCACGAGCTGCCAGCCGCGTACCAGCGGGTGCGCGTCGAGGCGAGCAAGACGGCGCTCGAGAAGGCGATCGAAGCCGGCGAGGTCATCGACGGCGTGCGGATCGTGGAGCGTCGAGGTGTCCGATGGCGTTGAAGCGTCGGCAATACGAACGCCGAGACATCGCGGAGGGTCGTGTTCTGCTACTGCTCGCGGAGCGAGGCACCGCCTCTTCCACGCTGATCGGTCGCTCGCTCAACTGGGACGAGAGGAAGGTGCGCTCGGTCATGCACGGACTATCGGAGCGCGGCCTCGTCGCACGGCACGAGGATGAGCGGCGCTGGCGTCGAGCGTCGGGACAGTTCGCGCGGACGGTCGAGTACCGCTGGGAGGCTGCGCCATGAAGCCACCCGGTCATACCTGCCCGCAGATCGATCGGGCACAGTCGGCGCTTCGCAAACTGGCATGGCGTGCAGCTGGAGGTGTCGCCATCATCACGCCCGCCGAGGTGTGCGATGAGGGCCTCCGTGCGCTCGAGGAGGTCCGCGCCGAGAACCGCCACATGCGCGAGGCGTATACCTGGGCGCGTGCCGAGGCAGACCGCGTCGGGCAGGAGCTCGCCGCTGTCCGTGAGCGGGTGCGAGAGCTCGAGGCACACGAGGCGCGGCGTATCTTCCTCGATAGCGTCTGCTTCGGAGAGACGAGCGACCGCGCGCAGCTCATCGAGTACGCGCGCACGCTCCTGCGCGATGAGGGCGACCTATGACATGCACCCGCTGCGGTAGTCGCCTCGACGTGGAGCAGACGAGCGGGCCAGAGCGCACCGCCCGCAAGCGGCGTCGGGACGTGCGTAAGATGGTCGCTGCGACCGAGTACGTGGTTCGTCGCCGGCGCTGCGTCGGCTGCGGTCAGGTTGTCCACACTGTCGAGGTGGAGATCACCGATCCCGCGCCAGCGCCTTGATCTGCTTCTCGGCGCGGGTCAGGCGCTCGTCCAACTCCTCGACGCCTGGAGAGTCGGGACGGATCACCGTGCCGACCTTCCGTGTCGTGTCGGACAGGCGCTTGTCGATCGCGTCGAGGCGCTTCTCGAGCGCCGCGTGTGCTGTCTGACAGGGAGGAGGCGAAGCGCCCCCATGCCCTGCCATGTCACGCTCGAGGCGCAGCCGCTCCAACGCCTGCTGGTGCTTCTGCTCGGAGTACTGCGTCCAAAAGCGCCACCCAGCGCCACCGCCCAGCACCATCACGACAAGCACGGCGAGCATGAGCATCGGGTTACCGCCCGCCATGCCTTCGATCTGCGCGAGGTCAGGCGGCGCATCGGAAAGGGAAACCTGCGTCTGCGCATCCTCGGAGGACTCGATGCCTTTGGGAGGCCCAGCGGGAACGGCAGACGCAGGAAGGATAGGAGTCGGCAGAGGCTCGTCGGGCGTGTCCGTGAGAGGCTCCATGCTGTCTCCGTAGTAGGTGCGAAAGGTGACGCCCGCAGGGATGTCGCAGTCGCGGAGGGTCGCCGCCGTCCCCGGCTCGACCTCGACGACTTCCCCCGGCGCGGGACAGGTCACGTCGGGATGAACAGGATCTCATAGTTCACGGACGCCGAGTCCGAGAACAGCGCGAGCGTGCTGGCGAGCTGGAAGCCCGACGCTGCGCTCGTGTCTGTCTTGATCTGGATGCTGTCCGTAACGGTGAAGAACAGGGCCGGCGCCGCGCCGTCTTGCGTCAGCGCCGGGGCGAAGGACACGCGTAGCGCCTTCGACGACTTGTCGCGATTGTGGATCACGATGTTGACGCCCGACACAGACGGCAGCGTGACCAGCTGGCAGGTGTTGGTCGTGGATGGCGTCGTCCCGCTATACACATACGGGATCCCAGGCAGGATCGCGAGATTGACCGCCGGCATTAGATCGCCCGCCATGCGCTGATGGACCCGTCAGCATCCTCGGTCACGACGCACGGGACGGTCCATCCCTCGGCGTCGGCCTGTGCGCTGTACACGGGCGGGATGCCCACGAGGTAGGCCACGCACGACTCGGAGACGGCGAGCGCGGTCGCCTCGGAGGCGCTCCACGTCGGCGGGACGATCAGAAGGTCTTGCATGACTTAGGCGCCTCCGAACGAAATGATGTGCGCGGTGCCGGCGGTGCCAGTCGTGCCGGACGTAGCGTTGGTGCCGAGGCCCGTACCCACCGCGCCACCGCTGGCCGTCACAATGCCGCACTGGCTGACCGGCGTGTTCGTCACGAGGATGACGAGACCGCCACCGCCACCACCACCACCACCAGCGCCGCCGAGTGTCACCGTTCCGGATGCGTTGCCGCCCTTGCCGCCGTTGGCCGAGATGCGCCCGGAGTTGGCTACGGTTGCGGCTGCCAGCCATACATAGCCGCCGCCGCCACCGCCGCCGCCTGACAACGGCGTATCCGTGTTGACGAGGCAGCCACCGCCGCCACCACCAGCGCCGCCGTTCCACGTCCCGCCGGACCAGCGCCCAGACACCCAGTTGGAGATCAGCCGCTGAGCGGGCGTGACACCAGCAGCGCCGCCGCCCGCGCCACCGAGGTAGGCGCCCGACGCCTGCCCACCAGCGCCGCCCGTAGGCGCAGCCCCGGTATCGTTGGTGCTGGAGTTGCCGCCCGACCCGCCGCCGAGGTTCCCGCTGCCGGTCGTGTTGCGACCCGCACCGCCCGCGCCTGCGGCAGCCACGAGGTAGGAGGATCCGCGCGACAACGCCGCGCCCTGCGTGCCTGCTACCGCATCGTTGCCGTCATCGTTGAATGATCCCGTCGCCGCGACGGTCAGCGTGCCCTTGACGTAGATGCGCCATCCCGCCGGCTTGAACGTCGTCCCGGCCGGGATCGTGACGTTATTGAATTGCCTTTCCAACGTAGCCGTGTAGCTGGTCACGACGGTCAGATCACCGTCCCCACCGTTGCCGAACATGCCCGTCACGGTCGTACCAGCGGAGGCGCCCGCCACGCTCGGGTAGACCTGCGTACTCATGCCAGCACGCGGTACACGACGACGTAGTCGTAGACGTTGTCAGCGCCGGCGTTGGGCGTCGGGAGCAGGTAGAGCTTCCCGTTTTCGTAGGTGTTCGACACCGCGCCCTGCGCCTCCACGTCGAACAGGTCAGCGATCGGCGTAGCGGATCCCTGAAACACCATGTCGATGTTTCCGGCGGTGCCACCGGGGACGCGGTGGATGCGCGGCGTGCTGGTCGTGGCGCTGCCCGACGTGTGCTTGAGCGACACGCGCTCGAGCTGCACGACCTTGACCGAGTCGCCACAGGTGATCTCGATCGCGGTCGCGGCACCGACCGAGGTGGCCGAGCCAGTGACTACCTGAGGGATGTTGTACACGGGCGTCGGCATGGTCTACCTCAGTCGAGGAGGGCGAAGGCGATGGACTTGCTCAGGCCGAGGAGGTGCTTCACGAGCTTCTTCCCCTCGTCGGGGTCGAGACGCACGACACCGTCTGCGTCCTTTCGGAGCGCGCCCTGGAGATGGTTGATCAACTGCATCGCCTCGACGGCGATCTCGGCGGCTTCGGTTGGGTCGATCTTCATCGCTTGTTCCCCTTGACGTAGGGAGTGTATCGCCCCGCGCCGTCGTATACGAGGCCCTGCATGCACTGCGCGTCGGGGCGCCACGGCGCACCCAGCGACACATGCACCCACGTATACGGGCGATCGGGCGAGGACTTCTCCAAGATGCACTGCCCGAAGTGGAGGCCCGAGTCGTCGATGATCCAGCGGTGGAGCTCCTCCACCGTGACCGAGGGCGCCGAGATGTCAGCCGCCTCCCCCTTGAGGTGCTGACTCGTCTTCGACCCGCCGACCTTCGCGTTCACCGACTTGCCGCGGAAGGCGCTCGTGATCTTGATCGGCCCGAACTTGGCACGGATCGGCTCGAGGAGGGTCTTCGCCAGCGCCGTGAGCGCATGCCGATACTGCTCGGCCTCGGCAGTGTTCGCCGTCTGGAGCGCGGTCTGTCCCGTCCGCGTGAGCTCAGCCCACGAGAAGTGCGGTGATACATCACTCATGTGTCACCGCTGCGACAGGCGGCGTGAGGGTCACGCCGGACGTGGATACCTGGATGCCGGCGAGGGCGAGGATGCCGAGGAGGGCGAGGACGCCGAGAACCCGGATGTCCTGTCGCAGCCCGTCGAGCGCGCCCGTGAACTGCCGCGTCTGCTCGCTGCGGTCGAGGCTCGTTTGCTTCATGTGCTGCGCAAAGAGTGTCGCAAGGGCGCTGCTCTCGGGCTCGTTCATCGCGGGCCTCCTGCGCGCTTTATAGCACGCAGTCAGGCGAAGAAGCGCACCAACAGACTACCCGTAGCGTCGTGCAGCTCCCCGTATGGCTCGGCCCACACGGTCAGCGGACGCCCCTCCACGATGTCCACGCCGGCGCGCTCGACGTAGTCCTGCGGGACGAGGAACTCGGAGCCGGTAGGATGCGCCTCGAGGAGCGCCGTCAGGTAGTCGAGCATGTCAGTACCTCACCATGACGGCGTTGCCCGCCGTCGTGTTGATTGTCGCGGCCACCGTGTACCCGATCGTCGTAGCGCCCGACAGCACGGTCACGCGCGAGAACTGGTCTTTGACTAAGTACCACTGACGTGCGGCGCCAACGAAGTTGGACGTGACGACATCGCGGATCGTCAGCGGCACGCCCACAGGCTCGGCGTCTGCCGTGACGAATGTCGCACCGATCGCCGTGAATGATCCGAAGCGCATCGAGGTGCGGATCGTGTTCGTTCGCGGCTGGAAGTAGCCGGCGTGCGAGGTGTTCACGCTGGCGACGTGCTGGCCGAACGCGCTGCCGTCCGTCGTGATCGAGGCCCACGAGCCCGAGGTTACGGCGTTGGCACCCGCCGTGATCAGCGAGTACACACGCCCGTCCGTCTCGCTCTGTGCCGTGCCCGACCCGATCGGATCGAACAGCGCGCCGAACGCCGTGATCGATGTGCTGCCCGTGCTGGCCTGAGCGAACTGGACGACGCATCCCTCCTGCGACTCCATGAGCGACACCGAGTCGTAGGCCACCGTGGCGAACGCGCGCGTCGTGCGCCAGTACCCGGAAAAGCCGGCGTTCGTGAACGGCGTGGCGCTGCCCCACGTCGTGTACGTCCCTGCGTTCTTCTGCATGGCCGCAACGAGCAGACCCGTAGCCGTCGCCGTGTCTGGAGCCAGCAGCGTGTACGACACCGCGGAGGCACTGCCCGCGATGATGTACCGCATGCCGAGCGCGTTCGTCGGCGGGTTGCCATAGCATGCCACCGTCGTGCCGCTCGTCTGCTCACGCGCCCACGTCCACGCGCTGCCCGTCCCTGGCGTGCGGGTCGTTCCGTCGTTGAAGGTGGCCTTTGTGCCCAACGTATAGAGTGCGTCGAGGGCGCCGTTCAGCGAACCCGCCGTGAAGGTCTGCGTGCCGACGAAGCGCCAGTTGAGCGTGGGGTTTGCCATATCAGTTCACTCGCACGTCTTCGGCAGCGTACAGCACGACGTTGCCATTGGGGAGGTAGTCAGCATCGCGCGCCGTCGAGGCGATCAGCAGGTAGAGCGATAGGCCCATCTGCACCCACACAGCTGCGCCGGCGGTCGCATCCGTGAGGACGTAGGCCACGCGCTCGGCAGTGTTGATCCACAGCCAGCCGAGACGGTAGCCGTCTGCCGAGTCGTCCGTGACGGTCGGCGCCCGAGCGGCGCTCGTCGTGGGAGGTACGAGGTAGCTCATAGGATCACCCATCCCGTGCCGGTACTCTGCACGGTTGCTGCGTTGTACGCCGTGAGGACGAGCGTCAGATTGCCGTCGATCGTCTCGCTGCCGTTGGCGTCGAGCGTCACAGTGTTGGCGCTGGCGTTGACGTGCTTCACGACGAAGATCTGTCCGGTCACGCCGGCGGCTGCGGGCAGGTTCACGGTCGCCGCGATCGTCGTCGGGTCCACGGCGATCGTGTAGTCCGTCGTCAGTGCCGTCGTGGACGCGGCGCCCACGCCGGCGGTGAATAGCCGGTAGGACATTACCTGCGTCGTCGGCGCCGACCCGCCACCGCCGCCCGACGAGGTAATGGTCAGCTCCACCTCCTCGTTCGTCGGGTCGTCCACCATAGTGTACGAGATGCCGCTGCCCGCCACGAACCGGATCGCGCGGCGCTTGTACTCGGTCGTCCCGCCGCCCGTAGCAGGGAGGCGCACGCCTACACGCGCGTTGCTGTTCGTGCGCGGCGGCATCAATGGACGGCGTGCTGCTGGCATGGCCTACAGACTATCCCGCGCAGGATCCTCGAGGATGAGGAGCGAGAGGCCGATGGAGCCCGAGCTGTCCCACTGCACCTCACGCACGAGGGCCACCTGAGCGGACAAACCGATCTCGCTGTCCGTCACTACGACGACATCACCGCGCGAAATCTCGTCGTAGGACGCACCCGACACGACATAATCCACCGTCCTGCGGGCGAGGGCGTACGCCTTCGCTTGAACATTTAGGATAGCGTCAGCGGTCGCCACGTCCCAGATGATCGTGGAGTCCGTCGTCATCTCGCGGACGCCCGTGTCTCGCGTCGTGCGATACCGCGCCTGGGACACAGCGCACAGGTACGAGGCGCGGGTACTCGGGTCCGTGCTGTCGTACGTGGCGTCGAGCGCGCGGTACTGCATCGAGACGTTGGTGCGTCGGTTGAAGCAGAAGTTGAGACGGAACTTGTTCGCAATCTTGCTGCTGTCTACCTTCACACGGGAGGCGCGCTGCGTCGTCGGGTCAGCGTCGGCGTCGATCGTCCAGCGGGCGTCCCGCGCCGTCGCGTCGTAGCGCCACACGACAGGGTAGAGCCCTTCCGGTCCCGTCGCCAGCGAGCAGGGCAGGATCGGCAGGAGGTTGGCCGAGAGCCATTCCCAGATGTTCACGCGCGCGTCGATCGCGCAGTCGATGCGGAAGGTGTTCAGCAGCGCCGCGGCGGTCGCGCACCGCCCCGCGTCTACCTGCATGCCCGTCTCACGCAGGAGGTACGTCAGCACGTCGCCGGCGCCTCGTACCAGCTGCCCGTCGTCGCCCACCATGCCGCCGCCCTCGTCGCTCCGGGTGCGGTCGTACCATCCGACATAGAGCGGGACGTACAGGAGCCCGCCGTTCTCGTCGGAGTACGAACGGTACGAGTCGTCGTCCAGCTCGATGTTCATGTAGTTGGATCCGAGCGTGCAGACGTTCACGCCGTTCACGGCGACCGCCGCACTACCTGCCGTGTCTCCACGCGCCACCCCGGGGCAGACCGCCACCGTGCGCCCTCGGGCGTCGGTCCAATGCTCCACGAGAAAGCCATTGTCCTGCGGGTCAAGCGCCGAGAAGCCGCCTTTGTAGAAGTTCCACGTCTGGTTCTGGATCGACTCCGTGTACAGGTACACGGTATCGGCCTGGACGCGGTGCCCTGCGATGATGATCACCGGCCCCGGGTCCGCAGCGGTTCCGCTCGGGCCTCGATCCCGCGAGATGTGTACGGCGATGCTCCCCTCCCACGCAGGATCAGAGAGGCCGGTCGTGCGCCCCGGGCGACCGAACACGACAGGGTAGACGAGGTTTGCATCCTCGGGACGCAGCGACGAATAGAAGTCCGGCAGCGTGCCAGACCATCCGGCGAAGTACGTGCTTTGGAGCGAGTCCGGCCATGTCGAGGAGGAGACCTCCTTCCCCGGCGCTGGGATCTGCACGTCACTCTGCCAGATCTCATCCTGCAACGAGAAGTCCACCGGCTCCCACTCGGCACCGTACTCGGGATCGGTCACGCGCCCGACGAGGCGCACGCGGCGTTGCTCGTACGTCTGTCCCTCGCGCCAGAGGGCGAGCGTCCCCGTGCATCCCTCGAGGCGATGCCCTGCCGCCACCAGCGAGGGAACGTCCACGCCGAGGACAGCCGAGACGCTGACGTTCGCCTGCGGGATCTGCGAGTCCAGAAGCTCGAGCGCCTCGGAAAAGGTCATCTCCTGTAGGGCGCCGGCGTAGTGGAGATCTCCCAGCACCGACGAGGTCACCGTCAGATCATCCGTCGAGAGGCGCAGCGTCTTCCCCGCGAACTCGAGGTCGAGCAGCCAGTAGCACGCGCCGCTCACAGCTCCTCCTCGATCCGCACCCGGGCGACTCGGTAGACTTCACCGCTCGGGTCTTCGAACTCGGAGCCCTGCACCGTATCCACCTGGAGCGTCTCGCTTCGGATGCGTCCGTACAGCTGGAGCGAAGGCGAGACGATCGTCCGCACCGTCGTGCCGCCCGTCATGGTCGCGATCTGCGGGAGGTACACGATCGGCGTCACCGCACCGTCGAGCTGCTCCATGAGCCCGAGCAGGGAGGGCGCCACGTCCGCAGGAGAGGCGATGCCACCGCCACCCGCGTGGAGGCGCACGTAGTCCACGTCGTTGCGCGCGATCGCGGTGCCATCGACGCCCTCCTCCCACGCGATCTCGACAGCGCGGCGTGCCGGTCCCGTGCGCTGCACGCGTCGGGCGCCTCCACGCACTTCCGTGAGCTCGTACGCCGGCGTCATGCTCTGCGCCCTCGAGGCGCTGTACTGCTGCCCGAAGACGTGGAGGTATCCCTGCACGACGCAGCCCACCTCGAAGTACCCCTCGTACGTACTCTGCACAGGGATGCGGAGCCGGTAGGCCGAGTACTCCACCGTCGTCGTCTCGGCTGCGATCACCGTCACGCTCGGCATCCAGATCTGTGCGTCATTGCCACTCGTCGGATCACCCGCGAGCGTCGTGATCGTCGCGCGCACCTTCGTACCGGCGCCGACGCTGGCGCCTGCCCACACGCCCGGAGTCGATACAGAGATCGGACGCACACGCGTGCCGCCCGACATGACGAACCGTGCGCCGGCGAGCTCATTCGCAAGCAGCATGCGCGTGGCAATGGCCGAGCTGCCGAGCGGCGCGTCGGCCGTCACGATCTCATCGTCCCGCAGGAAGCCGAGGCCCGTCTGTCCGGTCGCAGCGTCCACCGTGGCGATGGACTGCCAGACGCCCGCGCCGTCTCGGCCCTCCCAGTACGCCGTGCGGAAGTTGATCCCGGCGAGGTGGAGGCAGCGTACCGGCCCGAGGAAGGGCGAGGTGACAGTCGGGTCGAGCTCCCACGCGATGATCTGCTCGCTGGCTGTCGTCGTCGAGCGCCACGTCCGACGAGGCGAAGGCTCTTCCTCGACGTGGACCGCGCGCACTGGGAACCGGTAGTCGGTGGCGATCGTCCACGTATCCGAGCGGTACGCCGGCCCATCCGTGCCGTACACCTCGAGGCCACCCACCGCATAGACGGGCGTCGGCGCGAGGTCGCGCGGGAGGAGGTCCGCAGGGTTCGCCGGCGGCGTATAGATCTGCGTCTGTCCCGTGCCCGCGTACTGATCCGAGACGTACGCCATGCTGCGCCACGTCTGGTTCACGGCTACGCCGGCGCCGACACCCGAGAGGAACTGCACGCGATGCGTCGTAGAGGCGCCCTGCACGAGCGCGGCGGTTGTGCCTACCTGCACCCATGCGCGATCTTCGGCATCGCCTCGCGCCCCTGACGCGTACCATGCCGTCGTGCGCCCGTTGTTGCCGCTGACGAGGCGGCAGCCCACCGAGATGCGGAGCCACACGCCCGTCGTCGCTGCGGTCGTGTTCACCGTCGCGATCGTCACGGCACCGGTCACGTCGAGCAGGGAGATCGTCGTCGGCGTTGCGACGATCGACGCCTCGAAGCTGTCAGGTCCAGCCACGCCGGCGCGGACACGCACGGTCGCAGCGCCCGTCGTCACGGACACCCACGCCTCCGCGATCACGCCCTGCGCCATCGTGCCTGAGGGCGATCCGGTCCACGTCGCGGAGTCACCGACGCCGCCCGTCACCGTCATGCCCGTGGCAGACAGCGCGACAGTCGGAGCGCCCGTGGAGGTGTACGCCCAGCTCGTCGCGTCCTGCACGTCGGGCAGATCGTAGGGTAGCCACGTCCGCTCCCACGTCACCATCGTGTCATGGGTGATCGGACCCGTCAGGGACGGCAGCGGGACGCTCGCCCACCCGCCCGCTGTGAGGATGGCGATGGATGCCTCAGCCGTCGCGGCTACCGAGTTGTGCTGGTGGGAGAGGACGAGGCGCCCACGCTGCCAGCACGCCGAGAAGTAGCGTGGGTGCGTGCTACCGCTGCGTCCCTGCCAAAGCATCGCCTTGGTCGTCTGCTGCGAGCTCGAGCCGGTGCCGCTCCATTGGCTGTCAGCATAATCGTCCGTGTATCGAACAGCGATGGCGTCGTCGCCAGCAGCGGACACGTCGCGCCCGTAGGCGTACACGCGCCCCACGTCGTCAGCGACCAGTGCCATCTCGCCGTCGTTGAAGCCACCCGCGGCGCTTGTCGCCCACGACATCGGGTTGCTCGCGTCCTGCATACGGACCTCGGTCGCACTGAGGAACAGCGAGTACGCCGAGCCGATGCGCCGGCTCCACGGGCGGCGCAGGATGCCGTAAGTAGCGTGCGTCTCCTCGCGGACGTACGAGATGATGAAGCCATCAGCGATGGCGACTACGTCACCGAGGCCACCATGGTTCGCCTCGTCGGCGCCGCTGAACTGATCTACGAGCTGGAAGGAGGCGCCGAGGTCCGCGCTCGCATACTGCGCGAGTCGAGGATCATAGGCCACCGATGTATCCACGATGTCCACGAGGAGGACGATCTGCCCGCCGTAGTAGGCGGCGCGCATGCGGCGCACGCTCTTGGATACCGTCGAGATCGATGCCTCAAGGCAGTACCGCTGGCCCGTCGTCCACGTCGCTCCGTCGTCGTCCGAGTAGGACATCCACACGTTCACCGTCGAGGAGGTGGAGTCCTCGACGCAGAAGAAGCAGAGGATGCGCCCGCTCGGCAGTTGCACCAGCGCCGGCTTCGCGCCCGTTGTGTAGACGGCACCGATCGTCACGGCGTGCGAGAACACCAGCACGTCCGACCAGCTCGACGCCGACGAGGCGCGCCGCGAGGCGCGGACAGCCCCGCCCGTCTGGTCCTCGTAGGCCACCAGCAGACCATCGTCTGCGGTCGAGAGGATCACGGCATCTCGGTAGTCGTTCGCAGTGGTCGTGTACCGCACCGAGCCCCAGCCCGTGAGCGTCTGCGGGACATCCCACCCGCGCCACAGGGTCGCGCCCTGGTCACGCCACACGAAGCCGGCGCCCTCGAGCCCCGGCATGCCGGCACGGAGGGTCTGCACCTCCACCGTCGTGCCGCTCTGCTCGCCCGTCGCCACCAGCGTGGCATACGTGTCCTGCGAGGCCACCGCCTCCCCGGGCATCGGTCCCGCCTGCGTGGCGGTCGAGAGCGTCGAGGAGTAGGCGCCCTCGTACGTGAGGCGCGGATCAGGGATCAGGAGGCCGCGGAGGTATGTGCGCGTCAGAGCCGTCGCCATGTCAGAGTGCCTCCCGCATGCCTACCGTGCGCGCTCCCCTTATCTCGACAGCCAACGGCGACCCCATTCTGAGGTTCTGTTTGATGAAGTCGTTGTAGACACGGTGCCTGTATTGCTGAACGATAACCATAGGTTGAGGTGTCTGCGGGATGCCGGCATTCGCTGCGCGCACTGCCTGCTCCCCACCGATCGCGTTGACCCCCGAGCGGGACAGCACGCCCTCCCCGCGCACGAGGCGCGCATTCACCTCGTCGGGCGGCGCGCCGACGATGCCTCCCGCGTGGAAGGCCGGCTGCTGTGCCGCGATGGTCGCCACCTGAGCAGCACCCGCAGCACCTGCCACCGCAGCAGCGATCGGGTTGGGGAGGCTCGCGGTCACTGCGGCGGCGGTGTTGATAATCGCCTCTGCGAGCTTCGCCGCCTTCGCAACCTCGAACGCCTGGATCGCAGCGTTGCGCTGCGCGGCTACGCGCTCCTGTAGTGCCGCCTTCTCGCTCGCGGTGAGCATCTCGCTCTGATCCGCGAGCTGCTGCTGGAGTCGCCCGAGAGAGTCGGCGCTTGAGGTGGCGAGCGCGTCGAGTCCCTGCCCGACCGAGCCGATACCCTGCGCGATCAGCTGCGCGTTCTCGATCGCCGCAGCGGCCTCGGCCTCGCGTGCTGCCGTCGCCTTCTCGGCCTCCTCCTCGCGCGCGGCCTGACGGATCTGTGCGAGCTGCGCCTGAAGATCGGCCTCGGCGTCGAGGATCGCCTGAGCGCCGGCGGCACGAGCTGCGGCGGCTTCGGACTCGGTCAGTCCGAGGTATTCCACCTGCTGGGTCAGTTCGCGGAGCTGCTGGATGCGCTGCTCCCCGGAGGCGCGCAGCTTCTCCTCTTCCGACAGGAACGAGGACTGGTTCGCGGTGAGGCGCTCCATGCCCGCCGCGTAGTCCAGCACGGCCCGAGTGTACGCAGCCCGCGATTGCTCGCGCTCACGCTCGGCCTGTTCCGCAGCCCGTGCGGCCTCCTCGGCGGCGCGCTGCTCTTCCGCGAGGCGGCGCTCGGCGTCGGCCTGTCGCTGATCCGCTCGGATGCCTGCGAACCGTGCGCGCGTCAGACCTTCCGCCGTGGAGATCTGATCGTTCATCTTCTCGGTGAGTGCAGTCAGCTCTCGATCAATCCTCCGATAAGCTTCGGCTTCTGCGGTGTTGAGCCCCTTTCCAGCAGCAGCGGCGGCAGCTTCTCGCTTCTTTGCCTCGAGGTATTGGATCTGCTCTCGATACGCCGCACGGATCGCGTCCGTGCGGTCGCGAACGGCGAGCTCCTCCTCGGTCGTCATACCGGTTGCGAGTGCTTCCTCGTCTGCGAGATCGCGCGTGACGCGTGTCAGTTCTTTTGTGCGATCGATAGCAGCATCAGCGAGACGCGCAGCCTCCTCGTTCTTCTGGTTGACGTTCTCCAGTTCTGCCGCGAGGTACTGGTACGCAGCGGCGCCCGCCGCCACTGCCGCTGCGACAGGCCCGAGGATGGCGAGAAGGCGCGTGCCACCCATCGCCGCGATCTCGAAGCCGTCCGCAATGTCCGCAGCGCCTCGGGCTACGCCACCCAGCCCGGGCACGACGAGGTCGAGGACGCCCGCCACCTTCCCGGCGTTGCTTCCGAACTTCCCGATCTTGTCGCCCACATCGCCGGCAGCGTCTGCCGCCTTCTTCGACGCGGCGGCGGTCTGCTCCATCGCGCGCTTCGTTGCAGCGGCGCTGTCCTTCGACGCCTTCTCCGCTGCCTTGATCGACGCCTGCAAGTCCTTGACGATGAGCTTCGCCGTGTCGGCAGTCATGCCCTGCACGGATGCAAGTTGCGCCTCGAGGTTCGCCAGCGAGGCCGATACGGTCAGGTTGATGTCAGCCACGCGGGCCTCCCTTTAGCGCCGCCTTCGTGGCACGCTGGATGCTCCGAATACTATCGCGCGCGCGCTTCTTTCCGGGCTTGATCACGTTCTCCTGCCACATGGACTTTCCATCGCTGGCCTTCGGGTTGGGGCGCACAGCGCGCACGCCCACCGGATCGCCGTTCTCGTCGAGCTTCGCGAAGCGGTAGCCTGGAGGCATCGCCTTGTTCTTCCTGTAGTAGTCGCGCACCTCGAAGTACTCGCTCTGTTGGGTGAGCTTCCGCGTCGAGAGGACCGACAGCGGCCCCGGGCGCTTGATCATGTAGGTGGCCTTCTCGGTCGCGTACACGACGCCCGTCACCTTGTCGGTCGTGAGGCGCATCTCCGTCTCGATGCTCTCCTGTGAGTCGCCCGATCGCTTGTCCACCTGATCATACCAGTCCTGGCGCGCATCCTCGGCCACCTCATCCACGAGCGCCTCGATGCCCGTAGCGAGTCCCTTTGACGCGGCGTTGAACGCGGCGCGTAGGCTCTTCTCCAGCGTGCCGTCTACGGCTACGGTCACCTTCCCGGATCCGTACACGACACGCGCCATTCAGCCTCCGAGCCCCCAGAACGAGGCGCCATCTGCCGTCACCGTATCACCCGGGCGCGGCTGGAGCGGGCCTCGTGCTGCGCGCTTCGGCGGCGGCGTGTGCTTCGCCCGCCACCATCCCAGCACGCGTTCCTGCTGGTCCACGGTCCACCCATAGAACGCGTCCGGGTCGCCGGCGTAGGTGAGCCCGATCTCGAGGGCTACGGCGTCGAGTCCCCCTTCGGGGCCTCGATAAAATCCGCGTGGGACTGTACCGCCTCCTCGCGCGGGTAGGAGTCCACGATCAGCGAGATCGCCTTCGACGCAGCCTCAGCCACCTCGGACTCCGAGACGCCGGCGGCGTGGAGCTCGTCACGCACCGCAGCACCGTACGCCATGCCGTCCCACTTGCACCCCGCGAGCGTGGCCTTGAGCGCGGGACGCCCCTGCCAACAGACACCGAGCGCGGCGCCCATGCCGAGCCATCCATCCTGCGCGAGTGCAAGCAACGCCTTCGTGCGCGCGGCGTGCGAGGCAGGTGCTGCGAGCGTGACAGTCTTCCCCTTGATCGTGACTTCCATCTTCCTTCTCCTTCTCGGCGCAAAACGAACAGCGCCCGCCGTACCGTAGCACGACGGGCGCTTCCCCACCTACGTCGGATCAGGTCGCCGTGATGGCGCCCAGAACCTCGAAGTTGATGGTGAAGCTGTTGGGATCGCCTTCCGCGAAGTCGATGCTGCAACGGCAGTTGTTCATGGTGAGGACGTGATCAGCGGCGTCACCGAAGTTGGTGCCCTCGATCGTGATCACGATCTGGAGCGTGTAGAGGTCAGCGTTCGCCCCGAGGGTCGAGACAGCCGAAGCCCACGCACCGTCCTTGTTCACAGCGTTCCAGATGAGGCGATCGGTCGCGTCCGCAAGATCGGTCATCTGGCAGGAGAACGATCCCGTAGCGAACATGCGGTTCGTCTTGCGGATCGAGCCGAGCTCCCCACGGTCGAGGTACTTCGTGTACTCGTACTGGCCCTGGTTGGCCGAGGACAGCGAGAGATCGCCGCTCTCGAACTGCACGGTCAGGGTCAGCGGCGAGGGAGACGTGCCATCGTTGATGACGATGGTGCCGTCCCGGAAGTTCTTGACGACGGAAGAGATGGCCATGGTCTACCTCACTGGAGCGGAAGGGTATGGACGACGCGGAAGGATATCACGCCCGTGACCCACTCTCCTGCGTCATTCGTCGTGCGCGTCGTCGTGACGAGCTGGAACTTGTAGGACGACGGCCACGTCGCGTCGAACACCATGAGCTTGTTCACCAGCGCCTGCTCTCCATCGAGGGCATCGTCGTAGGTGTCGCTCATGCTCTTGGGCGCGAGGCGCCACGAATACCGCACCTCCAGCGCAGTCTCTACGAGCGTTCCCTCGGCAGGACGCCCCCGGTACTGTCGGAGGTCCGTCGTCTCCGTGGGCGACACTGAGAAGCACTTGTGGGCGAGCGAGTCAGCATCCCGCCCGAAGTTATCGGGAGCCACTCGCGACTCTTTCCACCCCGTCAGCGTGAGGAGGCGCGTCGTCACGTCCTCGCGCAGCTGCCGGATCGTGCGTGCCGCCATCAGCGCCACCAAGCCGTAGCAGAGTACCCGCGTCCGTTCGTCCAGATCTGCGACGAGGCGCTCTTCTTCTTCGACGGGTCCACCGTGTTCTCGTCGGCCTCGTCATACGTGAAGCGGAGTTGTCCCCACGCTGCCTCGTACTGCACGCGGTAGTGTTCCGCGAGCGCCTGCCACCGCCCGCCGTCCCCGGCGCTGGTGGAATAATCGAGGAAAATTAGATGCAATGCCAGATGCAGCATGCAGTCCCGAAGCGCGCTCGGCTGGATCACGAGGTACGGTCTACGCCCCGCTGCTACGAGGCGGCTGCAAATGCTGAAGAAAGCCTCGTCGATGTACGGCTGGTACGAGGTCGCGGCTCCGAGCAGCGCAGGAAGATCGGAATGCCGCATGGTCAAGTCGTCTTGGCTGATGCATACGTAGAGGGTTCTACGGCAGAGAGCGCTGTCATTGCGGAACGTGTGCGTCACGCCGTCCGGCATGACGAGCGCCCACTCCACGAGCCATCCCTCCCCGAGCGCCTCCGCGCTCGTCGTAGCACCCGAGAGCGTGTACTGCGCCACCGAGGCCGGCGGGATGGTGACCGCCTGTGCGGACACCAGCGCCGACCCGTCTGGCCTATACAGCGAGAACGTGCCGGCAGTCGGGGTAGCCGTCGCGCCGGCGCGGGATGTCGGGCAGGTCAGCACCTGCGTGCGTCCGCGCTCGATCGTCTCCGTCGAGCGGAACCGCGCAGTGTAGACAGTCTCCGCGAGCGACATCCCGACCTCCGTGCCTACCGGCCCTTATCGCGTTCGCGCTGATCTTGGCGCTTCGCCGCGTCCTGCGCCGTTTGCCGCGCCTTGTCGGCGGGCATGCCGCCCTCTCGCAGTTGACGCGCCATGCGCTCCATCGCCTCGCGGTAGCCTGGACGCTCGCCGGTCATGCGCGGCCTCGACGCGCCTTCGGCTTCGGCGCGGGCTCGGGCTCCTCACCCGGAGCGGGAGGATTGTAGAGGCGATCCTTCGCCGCGATCATCGACTCGAGGAGAGCCTCCTCGACGGCGAGCGCATCGCGGTGAAACGGCGAGGAGGGCGCCTTCTCGCGCCACTCATCGACCTTCTTCTCCTGGCGCTCGATCTGCACGCCGATGAAGTCGGGATCGGGGAGGTCGATGTACGTCCCGACAAGGGACTTGCAGAAGGCCCAGTAGCCCTCCTCGTCGCTCTGGATGCGCGTCTGCCCTGCGACGATCTTGGGGCTCTCCCACTTCGACAGGTGGACGAGGCCAGCCACGCCCTCGTAGGCCACGCAGTAGCCGCCAGCCTCGGCCTCCCACGGGATCACGGTCCAGCCACGGCGGCGCTTCGCCACCTCGGCGGCATCCGTGCTGCCGTCCTTGTCCACATTGCTCACACCCGGATCAGCAGCCAGCACCGACAGCCACGGCACCCACTCGCCATCGCGGAACGTCCACCGAGCAGGATGATGGATGTACCACCATGCCGGACGTGGCTCGAGGCGCACGAGCTCCTTCATCGCCTGCGGACGGGATGCAGGCTGCGCGGCGAAGTTGCCGGTCCCGCTGGTGCCGAAAGTCGCTGCCATCTTGTCTCCTTCTTCGTGAGGCGAACGCAGAAGCGCCCGCCCCGGTAGACTAACCACCGAGACGGGCGCTTGTACTGCTCGACTTAGAAGTCGGACAGGACGCCGACGCCGCGCAGGTCATCGAGCTCGGCCACGCCGACGAAGGCGGAGCCGACGATGATCGTGGAGCCGTTCGACGCGTCACGCTCAAACTCGACAACGATCGGGCTCTGCGGCACGGTCGTGGTGGAGCCGATCACCGGAGCGGCGGTGCCCGTCGCAACGCCGATCGCGCCGCGCGTGAACATCATGCCGAGGTAGTCGGCGCCGGCGTTCGCGGTGGGGACGGTGTTGGAGCCGAAGAGATCGACGCCGAACAGGGTTCCCTTCAGACCTGGGGGCTTTGCTTCGACCCCAGACTGAGAGGTCTGGAGGTACTGGCCGGGGCCGGTCTCGGAGCGAAGCGAGCTCATCAGATCGTTGATCTGCTGGTTGTGGAGGACCGCGACGAACTGGCCGTCGTTCGCCTGGAGCTGGAGGGCGAAGATAGCGTTGTAAAAGACGCTCACCGAGAGGTCCACGCCCGTCGAGCCGACCGAGGTGGAGAACCCGGAGGACAGCGCGGTAAGCATGGTCGTGACGCGCTTGTTGTACGCCAGCACCATGTCGGACGCGAGGTTGTCAACCGTCACGTCCATCGGGATGCCGGTCGCGGTCAGCTGCGCGAGGTCGCTGATCTGGCGGCGGAGCGCCTGACGAGCGATCGTGACGTTCGCGTTGGTGCTGGTGAGCGAGGTGTTGGACACCGAAGCGTTCTCAGCGACCGCCGCCATGGCGTCGGCGCCCCACGACACGACGGGCACCTGCACGACGCTGGAGCCGGAGCCGTTCATCGCGCGGAGCTGCACGATCGCCGGATGGTTCACGAGGCTGGCGGTGTCCGTCAGCTTCATAAGCACGGCCTGGTTGAGGATCGCGGCAACCCTGGCGTTGCCGGTGAGCGAGCTGTAATAGACTTCGTTGGCCATGATGCGGCCCTCCTTGAATAATCGAGGTTAGACCGCGCCTATCGCTGTTGACGGGAGTTCGTGCCCGAGCGCGTGCGAGGTGGTGCCTCGCACAGCCAGCCTACACATACTTCCGCTCGCGTGTCAACCCGCGCGCAGAGCCGCGAAGATCGCATCCCTGTTCGCCTTGAACTCGGCGGGCGAGAGACGCGCGATCGCCTCTGGCGTCCAGCTCTGGGGAGCGTCGGGCGCCGCTGCCACCGCAGCGCGTGCCGTCGAGGGCGCGGGTGCGGGCGCCGGCGTCGGCGCTGCCGTCGTAGTCGTCGGCGCGGCGGTGTCCGACAGGTACGCGCGCACCGCCTTCGGGAGCGCCTCCTTATTGCCCAGCCATTCGCTGATCGAAGGCCGGCCATCGCTCGGCAGCTTGGAGTACGCGTGCTGCACGTATTCGAGTCCCTCGGCGTCCATGACGCCGGCAGACATGATCTCACGCTCGAGGCGCAGCGCCTCGCGCTCGGCCTTGCTCATCGCCTTTTGCTCGTCCAGCTGCACGCGGTACTTCTCGGCGGTCTCCGCGAGCGGCTGCAGCTCGCCCACGCGGGCCTCGAGCTCCTTCACGCGCGCGACCAGCTGCCGGATCCGAGCGTTCGCCGCTCCAGTGTCTACACTATCGACGGTCCCTTCTTCTGCCGACATGGATGCTCCCTGTTATAGATGGTGAGCATCGGTGACTCCCCGATGTGGCTTGTCGGTAGATCGGTCGGAGCGGGTACCAGCCGCTCCGGCCTTTTACTTTTTGAGGGCTTCCTCGATCCGCGCCTGCTGTCTGACGATCTTCCGCGCCCACGTACGGCCAGCATCGCCGCCCCATAGGAGCCACGCGATGTAGCCGGCGCTCGGGTAGCCGGGGTTCCCTCGCTTCGCGGCTGGCGCCTCGAGGTCGATCTCGTGACGCGTGAAGTATGCGAGCATGCGCTTCACCGTCTCGATCGTGAGCGTGCGCCTGTTCCCGAGGTCGCGTGCCCTGGCGACACCGACAGCCGTTCCGCCACGTCCGTACTCGGCGCGGAGCTCAAGCCCACGTCGAGCAGCCGCAGCCACCGTAGCCGGCGGCTTTAGGTCGAGCTCGCCGCGCTCCTCGGCCCGCTTGAACTCGCGGTACACCGCTGGCTCATTGCGGCGCAGGTACTCGCGCTGTGCGTCCGAGACGAACGGCACTCAGCCCTCCGATGGCGCGAGCGTGAACGAGCGGCCCACCGGACCCATGAGCGTCTCGGCCTGATCCGGCGCGATGGAGAAGAACTGCACGAGCATCTGCACGCCCGTCTCGCGCGGCAGCTCGCCACGAGCGACAGACTGGATGATGCCCTGCGCGGCCTGTACCTGGGCGCCGTTGAGCGCGACCGCCGAGGCAGGCTGTCCGGCTGCGGTCGCCGCCGCCGCCACGCTCTCGGAGGGCGCTGCGTCGGTAGCCGGCGCTTCGTCCTCGATCTCGCTCGTCTCGCTCTCGACCTCGCCGGGGAGCTCGGTCTCTGCCTCGACCTCCTCGCCCGTGAGGTAGCCGCGCGCCTCGCGCAGAGACTCCAGCACCGCGCGCAGGATGTCGCGCTGATCCTCGGTCACGCTGCCGGCCAGCAGTCCGTCGAGCGCCTCCTCGGACGCGCGGAGCTCATCGACCGCCTCGGACATCGCCTCTTCATGCTCGCGCGATACGTCGGCGGCGGGCGGCGCCTTCGGCGTCTCTGTTCCTTCTTCCGCAGAAGGTGCCGCCTCTCCGCGCATGGCCCGGATCTGCGCGAGCTGGGCGACCGCATCCTGCTCGCTCAGCGACCCGAAGAAGCGCAGCGCGTCCACGTCGGACATCAGACCGGCGGCGCGCATCTGCAAAATATGCTCTCGCCTGGCTCGCATCTCGTCGGGGCTCAATGGCACCTCGCGATACAAAACTGCGTACCCGCCCTCCGGATAGTTCGTCGGCTCTGTGTTTGCCTCCGCCCATCGATTGAACAGGGTCGCAGAGAGTCCGACGAGGGCCTCGTCCGCTGCTCTGAACTGCATGATGTACTTTCGTTGAGCGATCCGCTTGCCCTCCTGGCTGAGACTGATCGCGTACCCGGAGCGGGCAGAGCCGCTCGTGCGCTGGAGCTCCGAGGGCGCGAGGCCGGCGTCCGTCGCAGCGCGGTGGGCGATCGCAGCGATCACGCTCTCGAGCTTCTCGACATCCGATCCCGCCTGATACTGGCCGAGCATCGGCTGAGTCGTCTCACCGACAGGATCGAACATTAGGATCGTCGCGGGATCGGTCGTGACCTCCGAGCGGCTCGCGCGAGAGCCGAGGTCCACCGCGTCCATGCCCGCCACCCGGACGCCGACAGCGTACCGCTGCGGGTGACTCGCGTCTCGGATGGCATGGTTGAGGTACGAGTACAGCACGCCGAGGTTGAGGGTGGCCTCGTAGAGCTCGATGTTGGCGAAGGGGTCGAACAGCCGGTCGCCGTACGTGGACGCATGGTAGAGCTGCGCGGGAATGACCGGCGTCCCGTTCTGGCGGCGCCATGCCGCAGGGTAGTCGGCGCCGTCGTAGGTCGCGCCGTGGAGCTCCACGGTCAAGTTCCTCCCGAACTTCCACCCGTCGAGTGCCTCGAAGACCCGGTAGGTGGGGAACTCGGGATCACGGATGTCCCACACGTCGAACGTCCAGACGTGCTTGTCCGCGATCCAGCGGAGGCGCAGCTCTCCGAACACGACGGGCACAGTCGGCTTCGACGCGTCGGCCTCCGCGAACGTCATGTGTGGCGGGACGGGACGGTAGACGAGGCGCCCGTCTACGACCTCGACGCGAAGCCACATCTCCCGCAGCGCGATCGTCAGCGCCTGGAAGCGCGTCATCTGAGACCACAGGCCCGAGCGTGCGATCGATCCGGAGGATCCGATGAGCCGGTCGAGGTTCGCACTCGGCGCGATCTGCGAGTGACGCACGTCCGGCTCGGCGTCGTAGAGCGTGGCGAGCTCGATGCTCGTCGTGCGCATCATGCACTGCGTGATGTCACCGATGCCCCACGCAGCACGCCGCACCGATCCGATCTGCTGCTCGAGGCGGGCCTCCAGCAGCGGAAGCCACCGGCCCTCCATCATCGCGTAGCGGTGCCGCGTATGCTCGACGCGGCGGGCCTCGTCAGGGTTCCCCGGTGCGGGAGGCGCCGGCGTCGAAGTCGTGGAGTAGTGCATGGCGCCCCCTTATCCGAGTCGTAGCCGCTGGGGCGCGTAGGCCCTGCGCGTGATCAGCTCGCAGCCGTACCTTAGCGCGTCGAGCGTGTGCTTGTGGTTGCTCGCTTCGCGCCCGTCGAACTTGCCTAGGTCGTCGATCAGTCGCTTGCACCTCGGATGCACGACGAAGTCGCCCCGGAGCATGGCGCTCTGGAGGATCCGGTACGAATGAAACACCGAGCCGGCTGGCTTGTAGGCGGTGTTTATCCGCGCCGGCCACGATCCGATCGGGATCCTGAGCGCCTTCTCGAACGCTTGAACCAGCAGTGCGTTCGATTTGATCGCTCCACCTCGGCGTGAGATCGCCGCGCGGTCCCCTACCCATCGGTCGATCTGCTCCCAGCGGAGGCCGGCGCGCTTGATCATCCCGAGGATCTGCGCGGCGTCCTCCTCGGGCGTCGTCATGCCGTTGCTCGAGACGACATCCAGCACCGTGATCCGGGGCTCATTGTCCGCCGTCCGCGTAATCGCCACCATGACGGCAGTCTGCGCGCCGCTCTCCTTCCCGTGGTCGATCCCAATGCCGATCTGCGCTTCACCAGCCGGCGCCTCGTCTCGGACCATCGTCGCGGGGTCAAACTGCAAGAACACGCGGCCCTCGACCCACCCGCTTTCCCACTCGCCGTGAATGCGCTGGGCGCGCTCCTGCGGCAGCACCTGCGCCTCGAGCTTGTCTATGTCGCGCTGGTGGAGGAGCGGACGCCCGCCGATCGGCGTCGTCGCCTCCACCGTGAGCGGCGTGTGGATGTCCTCGACCTCGCCCTGCTCCACCAGCTTCTTCAACCATCCGAGCGGGAGGCCGATCGGCGTCATCGTGATCGCGATCCGTCCACGCTGGCGCAGCACGCGCGCCGCGAGCTCCGACCAGATCGCTTCGGGCGGCGGTTCATCGATCAGCACGTAGTCGATCGTCGCGCCAGCGAGCGCGAGCGCGCCCTGGTTGACTGTACGGATGCGCAGCACTGAACCGTTGCGGAACCGAATGATCGGCGTGCGCCCGACGAAGCCCTTCCCGTGGACGAACGTGCAGCCTTCTTCCACACTGTCTTTCGGTAGCAGACTCCAGATCTTCTGCTGGATGCTCAGGCTCTGCTCCCACGACACGACGACTACCCACGCTTCGATCGGCGCTGCCCTGACGAGCGTGTACGGATGCGAGCCGAGGCACCGCCAGATGCAGTCGGCCACGCCGCACCATGTCTTTCCCGCCTGGTTCCCGGCGCGAAAGAGCTTGATCTGAGACGAGCTCTGGAGGAAGCGGAGCTGAGGTGGCGTCGGGCGGTAGTAGGCGAGCGGGTCTGTGTGTGCCCGCTTGCCGAGGACGTGCGTAGCGGAGGCGAGAGCCGCGAGACTCACGCGCCACTACCCGCGAGGCGCACGACCTTCCCGCCGCGCCGCAGGTCGATCGCATCCTCGAGGCGCTCCAGATGCTGCGCCGGCATCGAGGCCACCGCTTGCACGATGATCCCGAGGAGCTGCTCGTCGCTCATCGAGTCGTCGGGACTCGCTGCCTTCGCGATCTCCTCATCCAGCACACGCCGCGTCTCCAGCGCACGCAACTTCAACGACCCGACCGCTTGCCACGATCCAGCCTCGTTCGCGTCGATTACTGCCTGTTCGAGCTGGCGCAGCGAGGCGCGCAAGTAGTCCACGTAGGACGAGGTCACGCAGTCATCGGCGGTCATCGCTGCGCGAGGCTTCTGCTTGGGAGGCTTCCCTCGGATCGGCATGGTGGGCTCCTTCTGCTTCGGGCGTATCGCGCCCTTGAACAGGGGTTCAAGTTTTGGGAGAGCGAGAGAAGGACGAGGGGCTGGCGCG